TAACTACGCGGACGGGGTAACTCGTCCGCTATGGTGTTCAATTTGAACACCGGGGAGGGGAAAGTGAAACGAAGGAAAACAGTGCGGGCCGGACGGCTCGTCTGGGACGCGGTTTACACTGTGCCGCGGCCGAACGCCAGCAAGCAGGAGCGCAAGCGCATCCGCGAGGTGACGGAGGAGCAGATCCAGCGCACCAACGCCAATACGGCGCAGCGCAAGCTCGAGCAGCTGATCGCGTGCAACTTTGCGGAGAACGATCTGGTTTTGACTGCGACGTATCGCGATGAGGATTTACCGGAGAGCGCCGACGTGACACGCAAGCACCTCGGCAAAGTGTTCTCGCAGATGCGGGCCTACCGCAAAGCGCGAGGTCTGCCGGATCTCAAGTACATCTACGTCCTCGAGGGCAGGCACGGAGACCACCGGCCTCACGCGCATATTATTATCAATGCAATCGGCGGCGATCTTGAGCTTTTCAAGTCGCTCTGGCTCTGGGGCGATGATGTGCAGCTCAATTACATCCGTGAGCGTGGCTACGACGGTTGGGCCGGTTATCTTACCAAAGAACGCCGGGAAGCGAGCCTGAACGGCAAAAAACAGTTTGTACCCAGTCGCAACTTTGACCGACCGGTCACGACTTACGAGTGGGTGGACGACGGCACGAGTGTTGACGCACCACCGGGCGCACAGGTGCTCGATGAGGGCGGCGGCCGGAATGAGATCGCATCCTGTAAGTTTGTAAAATACCTGCTGCCCTGGTCGGCGGCAGTTCATAATAATAACGCAACGCGCACGCATACGCGCGTTGTTTCTGGCTTGGAATGCTCTATAACATATCAACAGGGATTGGAGAAAAAGCCAAGCAGGGGTAGACAAAGGAGTAAATCGCGTGTATAATCAAAATCGAAAAAAGATCCGGTGCCCGCGATGCGGCAAGCCGACCAAGGTTTGGGTCGTGCCGGGAACAACCACGCTGCAGCAGTTTCCGCTGTGGTGCGAAAGATGCAAATGTGAGTCCACCGTCGACTACGACGGTGTAAGCCAACGTCTAAGCAGACAGGAGCTGACTTCGTAACACTCGAGCGCAATGTTCGTCGAGTGTTGCAAGCCAGCTCCTGTTTTTTTTATTTCCACCGGAAGGAGGCGAGGCCGTGCAGACGGTTGCCGAGATGATCCCGGATTACAAGAAAAATCTTGATGCGCTGCGAGCACGGCGCCGCGAGCTGATCGCCGAGCGTGAGCTCGAGCCGCGCTTCGAGCGCCGGCATGCGCTGACTGTGCGCATTATCCGGCTCGATGGCATCATCGCCAGCACGACGGCGGCGCTGCATGACATGATCGCCTATGCCGACTAAGCCGCTGCGGCCGTGCCGCCATCCGGGCTGCCGGGAGCTCGTGAGGTGCGGATACTGCGACAAGCACAAGCCGCGAGACGCGGACCGGCGCTCGGCAGAGTCCAGGCAGTGGCGCGCATGGTACAGCACCAAGCTCTGGACGGATGATCTCCGGCCGACGCAGCTGCTGCGTGAGCCATGGTGCCGGGAGTGTGCACGGCATGGCAGACGCACCACAGCGACGGACGTGGATCACATTGAGCCGCATAACGGCGACTGGGAGAAGTTCACGGACCGCAGCAATCTGCAAAGCCTGTGCCACATCTGCCACAGCGCAAAGACCATGGCGGAAAGCCGAGCTAAATCTCGCGGCCAGAGCGGCCGGAAGGGCTGACGCTTGGACGAGCGCAGTGCAGGCGCGACGTGCGCGGCTTTGGCGGGAAATCGCAAGATTTCCCGGACTACCCCCCACCCCGAAAAAGTTTTCGGCGGCGGGGCGTCTGACCGCAGCCGGGCTTCCGTGCGAGATTTTTTCCCAATGGAGCGGGAATTTTGGAGGTTTTGGAAATGGCAAACAGGAAAAGCGCCGGTCCGGCAGGTCCGGGCGAGGTAAAAGCGGCGTGGTTTATGCCGGAGCAGCTGGCGCGGGTGCCGATCGACGAGCTGGTGCCGTATGCGCGGAACGCGAGGACGCACAGCGAGAGCCAGATCGCCCAGATCAGAGCGAGCCTGCGAGAGTTTGGTTTTGTCAATCCGGTGCTGATTGACAGCGACCGGAATATCATTGCAGGCCATGGGCGCGTACTGGCGGCGCAGGCCGAGGGCATGACCGAGGTGCCGTGCGTACTCGTTGAGCATCTGACGGATGCGCAGCGGCGTGCATACATTCTGGCGGACAACCGGCTCGCGGAGCAGTCCGGTTGGGACACCGAGATGCTGGCGCTTGAGCTGGGCGAAATTCAGGCCGCGGGCATGGACCTGACGATCACCGGATTCTCGGCAGCTGATTTGGAAATGGAAGACCCGAACGAAGAACCGCCTGCCGCCGAAGATGACGGCGACAGCGGCGAACCGGATGCCGACACGCCCAGCCGCGCACAGGACGGCGATGTGTGGAAACTCGGAGACCACATCCTTTGGTGTGGAAATTGTACCGAAAAACCGTATTTAGACAAAATTTTCGGGGGGGGGTAACACAAAAAGTTGATTTATTGCTTACTGACCCGCCGTATGGCGTCGATTACGTCGGCAAGACCGGCGATGCAATGACCATCGAGAATGATGGCGCTGACCGTGACGCGCTGATGGAACTGCTGACCGGCTCGTTTGGTGCTGTCAGCGAGTGGCTGCGAGAGGGCGCAGCGTATTACATCTGGTGTGCGGACAAAACGTGGGGTGTGTTCGCTCAGGCGGTGGAACAGCTTGGATGGCCGGTGCGCCAGCAGCTGATCTGG